TGTATACGGGAGTCGTTAGGATATATTTTATTGTACGTCGGAAGTCCTAATTCGGCCGCATATATAATATAATCTATACGTTGTTCATATGTCATACAATGTGCTATTAGCCAATTAGCATACCCAAATATTCTCCAATTATTAGTTCCGATATCTTCACGTATTAAATCCGTAAGTTCTACGCCGTCCGAATGCTTAGATTCAAAATATTTTATTCCGGAATTGCAAGCGCCCAATTCTTTTAATTTTTCAACTGTTATTTTCATTTTTTCACCTCCAGTAGAGTAATGCCATATTGCAGGATTTTAATCATCGTTGCATTTTTATCGGCAGTAGCATAGGCAGTAGCATAGGCAGCATGGGCAGCAGCATGGGCAGCATAGGCAGCAGCATGGGCGGCAGCATAGGCGGCATGGGCAGCGGCATAGGCGGCAGCATCGGCGGCATGGGCGACAGCATAGGCGGCATTATAGGCATCGGCAACAGCATCCAGCAATTCTTTCTTCGTAATTTTCCCATCCCTGAAATCCTTTATTGCTTGTATGCAATCATGTATATGTGAGTCATTAGGATATTCTCGCTCATACTCCGGTAAAGCCAATTCTGATGCATATAATGCATAATTCACACATTGTTTATATGCCATACAATGCGTTATCAGCCAATTAGCGTATTCAAGTATTCCCCAGTTATTAGTAGCGATATCTTCAAGTATTAAATCCGTAAGTTCTACGCCCTTAGAATGCTTAGACTTAAAGTATTCTATTCCGGAATCGCAAGCATTTAGTTCTCTTAATTTCTTAACTGTTATTTTCATTTTTCTATCCTGCTAAATTTTATTATTTTTAAAAATACTAATTTCAACACAATTTAATAATATTAACATCCATAATATATATATCTTGATATTATTAGTCAATTACTTTTTTTATAATTCTGTGAGATTTTTGGTTTCAGAATTAAATAAAAAATTTACATGTCCCTCTGTTCCGAACTCACGATTTTTTTTCACGAACAAAATATTATCAGCCAGTTCGGGATGTTTTTCTTTTTCCTCTTCATCAGGCCGCCACACAATCAAGACATTGTGCGCTAAATTAGTTATATCCCCACTCCCCGACACATCCACCTTATCAGGTTTATCGTTATCCTTAAACCCTTTTCTTGGGTGTGCCACAAGATGTACGTGACCGGAATATTTGACGGCAAGACTTATTAAATTTGTAACGATTTCTTTCTGTTCCTTCAAGTCATCAACACCTTTTAACAAAACTTTAAGTAAGCTGTCAACAATAAAATTTTTTACACCATATTTTCTAGCGGCAAATTCTAACACATTAAGTAATTCCGGCGCAGAAATACTTCCTGCTACATTAACTACATACAAATTTTTTCCCAGCCAATCTAATGTTGATTCTACTTTTTCACGTTCTGGCTTGAAGGCTTGGCAGATTGACATAACCATCCAACGCAAATATCTTTTGGCTGGCATCTCCAAAGACGCAATTATGGTTTTATGCTGATGTTTTAGGAGATATATTACAACCTCGTTCAACAACGTTGATTTCCCTGAACCACTTCTTCCACTCCATATTGTTATTTCCCCATCTCTCCATCCTTTGAGTATTTTATTAAGTCCCTCCCAAGGAGTTTGTATCCCGTATAATCTTTCAGGATGTTCAAAAAGTTCGTTTACTTCGTCTCTAAAATCAGATGCCTTTAATAATATTAGTGGGTCAAATTCTTTTGCTCCTGAGATTGCCTCCAAGATAATCTCAGGAGAAATCCCGGCCATTAAACAGGCGTTAGCATCCTTATGCGGCAATATTACAGAGTAACAACGCCACGCACCCAATCGGTTAACAATTTCAGTGACTGCTTTTTGACCGGCAGGGTCAGAATCCATAAAAATATAAATTTTTTTAAACCCGTTAATATATTCCCATTCATTCTCGATCCACGTTAAATCAGAAACTCCTGACGGAATAGAGGTCGCCGGAATGCCGTATTGAGTAAGCGACATACAATCAATTTCGCCCTCTGTGATTGCTAAGGCTTCTCCAACACAATTATCATGATTAAATAAACTAGTCTCGCAATTTTTTTCTTTCCAAAATTTCTTTTCAGAAATTGATCGATATTTAACTTGTAATAATTCGCCATCTTTGAAATACGGAAACATTATTGCCCCATCCTTAAAACCTATGCGGAATTTTTTTATAGTTTCCTCAGCCAATCCTCGACTTTTTAAGTATCCAATTGCTGGGTCAATTTTGGGTTCACTATGTATTTTGGTGCGGTCATATTTTATTGGTCTTAATTGTTTTATGAAATTATTATTATCAAGTTTGACTGGTTTATCCCCTAACATTTTTTGCAAATCCCAAAAAGATCCGGTACGGCCACAATTATTTTTATGTAAACAATTAAATGCCCCATCGACTAAAGACACCGCAAATTTCTTTTCAGTATCACCGCAGAATGGACAATTTAAAATTGCGGTTAACCCTTTGGGGCGGTTCTCCTCTCTCCAAGTCCATCCCTTTGTATGCATATACTCCCGGATATCCATTTTTAATCCTCCAGTAGAGTAACGCCATATTCTAAAATCTTAATCATTATTGCATTTCTATCAGAAATAAAAGCATTGGCAACAGCATAACCCATAAAGGCAATATCGGCAACCCCCAGTAATTGCTCCCTCGTAATTTTACCGTCTCTGAAATCTTTTATCAATTGTATGTAATTGCGTATACGACAGTCATTAGGATATATTTTATTATACTTCGGTAAAACTAATTCAGCCCCATATATAATATAATCTATATGTTGTTCACACGTTATACAACGTTCTACCAGCCAATTAGCGTATCCGAGTATTCTCGAATCATTGGTAGCGATATCTTCACGTATTAAATCCGTAAGTTCTACGCCCTTAGAATGCTTGGACTTAAAGTATTTTATTCCGGAATTGCAAGCGCCCAATTCTTTTAATTTTTCAACTGTTATTTTCATTTTTCATCTCCAGTAAAGTAATCCCATATTTCAGGATCTTAATCATCATCGCATTTTTATAGGCAGCAGCATAGGCAGCATCGGCAGCATAATGGGCAGCAGCATCGGCAGCATCGGCAGTAGCATAGGCAGCATGGGCAGTAGCATAGGCAGCATAGGCAGCAGCATAGGCAGCATCGGCAGCAGCATAGGCAGCATGGGCAGCAGCATGGGCAGCATCGGTAGCATCGGTAGCATAGGCAGCAACATAGGCGGCATGGGCAGCGGCATAGGCAGCATGGGCAGCAGCATGGGCATCGGCAACAGCATCCAGCAATTGCTTCTTCGTAATTTTTCCATCTCTAAAATCCTTTATCGCCTGTATGCAATCATGTATACGGGAGTCGTTAGGATATATTTTATTGTACGTCGGAAGTCCTAATTCGGCCGCATATATAATATA